TGAAGGCAAGCTGCTCGATGCCGAAATCTACAGGGCCGGGGGTCACGCGAGATATGTTTGCCCGGCGTGCAAAAAGCCATGGGATGAATATCAGAGATGGGATGCGGTGAGCAACGGCCGGTATGCACCGTGGGGCTGCACGGTGGACCAGTCCGGCCGAATTGTAGGTGATATTCCAATTACCAGCCATCACAGCTGCAGGGTAACGGCGCTTATGCTGCATCCCGTATTTCAGACCATCGATGACCTGGCCGGTGACTGGGCGGATGCGATGCTGGCAAAAAAGGTGGGCAATGTCAAGCCGCTGCAGGATTTCGTCAATTCTCAATTAGCTGAGCCCTGGAAGGAAACGGAGAAAGCGACATCCAGGAAACAGCTGCAGTTTCACATCGGTACCTACAGGCAGGGGACGGTGCCGGCCGGTGTTCAGATGCTAAGCTGTGGCGTCGACATTCAAATCGACCACGTCTGGGTGACCGTTGACGGCTGGGGTTATCTATCCGAGGCCTGGAGCATTTTCGAGGGCCGGTTGGAAACCGGCGATACGAGTGAGCTTGAGAACCTTGAGGTCCTTCGAAGGTTTCTCAAGACGCCGTGGGTTTCTCCGGATAATCCGGACATACCATCCTTTATTTACAGGACGGCCATCGATGTCGGTTACCGGCCGGAAGTGATCAAGGATTTCTGCAGACAATGTACCGAGCTTAATCTTATGCAGGTGCGGGGTGACGATAGTGTTCGGACCCGGCCATTCAGAGCAACCAAGATAGCAGGCGGGACGATGATCCGATATGACCTTAACATAAGAGAATATAAAAACCGGCTGTACCGGTTGTTGTTTGACTCGGCCGTCCCTGGTCCCGGCTATTGGCACCTGAGCAAAGATACGACTGAGGAGACGCTAAATCACCTGACAGCTGAAGAACAGCGTCCGGTCCGCACCAGGAGAAAGCAAAGGTACGAGCTGGTATGGGTGCTGAAAAAAGAGCACCTGCCCAATCACTTATGGGACTGCAAAGTATACTCGTCTTTTGCGGCTGAGCTGAGCGGTGCCCATTCGCTGCAGAGCCTGGAAGAGCAAAAGCCAAAGCGGCCGAAAAAGAAACGCGGGCGGTCAGGATTCCTGGATGACCTGCCGGCTTTGACGTAGGAATAAAATTGCGCATATTTTTGCGCATATTTTGGGAAGAAAGTGTTTTTTGGTGCGAAAAATGGCAGAGCTGAAAAATAGGGCGTTATTGGTGGCGGGAGGGGCAAAAAATCGAACACAGGGCATCCTGGGGGTCCTAAATGGGCGAATATGGGGTTAAATTGAGGGATTAGTGACAATGGATGATTTATACGAATATTTGGGTGCTGTCTACGGATGGTCCTGGTGTAAGCATTGTAGGGAATATATTTGGAAATTGTTGTATTGGCGGGTGCTCGAGTTCTGTGGAGAGCCGCCGCAAGTGAGCGCGGTCCGCACCGGTGGGTTGTGGTCGGGCTTCATGTCAGAGGCCCGGGGCTTGAGCTGGGACAGGAAGTCACGCTATGGCAAAAAATAAAACATGGATGTGAGAAATGTCTAACGGATTTTTGAATGATCTGCCTGAACTGGATATGCCGGCCAGGCGAAGGAAAAAGAAATCACCTGAGTCACAGGACCAGGTGGTACGCTATATAAAGCCCCGATGCCCGAAATGCGGAAGCACTAATGTGCCGGTTTATGATAGCAGCCATCTGCCAATCAGATATCATAAATGTTCTGATTGCGGTCACGCGTTCAAGAGCATCGAGGAGGGTTATCAACCGTAAAATGAAATTTTTTTCTGCAAAAATCCCAGAAACACCGTTTTTGAGCCGTTAAGCGAGATAACGGCTTAAAAAAATTTTCACCTTATTACCAATTCTTGGTAATCACACCCTTTTATCTCCAAGGCTCATCTTGTAGTTTGTTATTTGATAGAGTTCATAGTTCATTGTTGATTGTTCATCGATGAACTACGAACGATGAACAAAGAACAAAATAGTATGCAAACGTCTATTCAGATAATTGAAGAAATCAAGAGCGACGCAGCAAGCCTTCAGAGGAAATTATTGACCTTATCAGGCGCGAGTGAAGATCGCAATCATTTTAGGTCGGTCAGTAGAAAACAGCAAAACGCGATTATCCAAGCCCAAGATGGCTTATCAGGATGGCGTGGCTGGGATCTTGGACAATTGGAAAAGGCATTTAGCGAAGAAGGTTAATGGCTACATTAGCAGAACAACTGGCAAGCGTACAGGCGGCAATCGCCGCGATTGAGAGCGGCGCCCAGGCGGCATCGAGTGAGGGTGAATCCTTGACCCGGGCGGATTTGAAAACACTTTATGATCGAGAGGAAAATCTGCTTAATAAAATCGACAGGGGGGACAGAGGCAGGATCACGGTAGCTGAATTCTGATGAAAGAAACGAGCAGAAAATCAAGTCCGTTTTTGCGCCGCGCTTCGATGGCGTTGGATAATGTCGTAGGTATATTATCGCCGCGCGCAGCCATGATGCGCAAATCTTACCGGTTCGGCTATGATATCTTGGACAAGCATCGGATCCGGAAGAAACGTTCGGCTATGGGCGGAACCGGAGATTGGCATTTAAGTCAGGAGAAGCTCGATAAGTTACGGGAGATCTGCCGTGACTTGGGACGTAATAACCCGTTGGTCAAAGGAATATTTCGCAAGCTGGCAACGAAGGTAGTCGGTACCGCCACGAAGATTCAGGCAAAGACCGATGATGAGGGGTGGAACCAGGCGGCCGAGCAGCTCTGGGAAAAAGAGATGGTCAACAGGCCCTGTGATGTAACCGGCCGGTTCAACATTCACGCGTACCTGAAGAAAATGTATTATACTTATTGCCGGGACGGTGACATGTTTACGGTCTTTGCCGATGAGGGGATCCAGGCGATTGAAGGAGATCAGGTGGGCACGCCATTCGGCAAAAATAAAGCTGAACATTTCGATGTAGTGAACGGAGTGGCGGTAAGCAAAAAGACAAAGAAGGTCATCGGCTATTATATCGGCAAGCCGAACAGGTGGGGTTATATCGCAAATGAATCCGTTCAAAAATACACCGCCGAAGTGGTACATCATGCCTTCAACTCGGACCGTTTCAGCTGTTCCCGCGGTGAGCCGGTTTTGATTAGTGCGATCGATACGATTGATAAACTTTTCGGCTACATCGATGCCGAGCTCGTAGCCGCGAAAATCAATGCCTGTTTTCCAATGATGATTACAACCAAGGACACGAGCGGTGCCGGGCCGCCTTTTACAGGAGGCATAAGCTCGACCGGCAAAGATGATGAAAACCGGCAGCTCGAGAAGATAGATCCCGGTATGATCTGGCATGGTGAGCCGGGAGAGAAAGCTGATGCGATTGGTGCGGCCCGACCGGCATCGGCTTTTGATCCGTTTATTTTGCGGATCATGATGCTTATCGGCCAGCCTGTGAATCTGCCGCTTATGCTGATGACCGGGGACTATTCCGGTGCGACTTTTATGAATTCCCGGGTTGCTTACCAAGAGGCGAGAGACACTTGGTTTGATGAACAAGAATTGGTGATAAAGCCCTTTGTGAGACGGTTGTGGATGTGGAAGATGCAGCAATGGATCGAACGGAAGGAATTAACGCAGCGCGATGACTGGGCCAGATTTGAAGTCCTATGCAAACGATGGAGTTACGTTGATCCATTTAAAGAAGCCAAAGCGGATGAAGTGCAGCTCAGAAATGGGACAACCACGCGCACAATAATATGTGCCAGGCAAGGTAAGGATTTCAAGGACCTTACGGATCAGAGGGCGGAAGAGGAGAAATATCTTGAAGAAAAAGAAGTGGTCCTGGTACCACCAAAAACAGAAAAGCCCGCGGCTTAACCATGTTTTGTTCTAAGAAGGGCATGTAATCGACTATGTTCAGAATTAGACATCAATCTCAAATTCGAAGGATTATTGTTGGCATTATCGCCATCTGCGTGATGCACCAGCTCATGACTTTGCAAGGGCCGGCCAAGAACCTCCGCCATTACCAGGCGATGTTCGTAAACAAAACCCGTCTTATCAGCCATTGTATTTTCAGGGCGATAAAGCCGGATACGTCCCTCGCAGATTTGTCTATAGTTTGGATTACGTTTGAATCTATCACTGCATCGCCGACATCTAAAAGGCTTCAACTTGTAATAATTCCTACTCGAAACAAGGCGGCGTTCTCCGCAATCTGGACACGTAACTTCTGTACGATATATGCCGTTGATCTTATGAAATTTTTGTTTCGGTTTCATGATAGAACAAGTATGCCATGTCCATTTGAAAAAAGCAAAACATTTTTTAAGGAGATATATCATCCCTTACGAAAATGAACATTCAGCGCGGCTTCGGGATCCAAAGGATTTCGACCCAAAAAGTTTTAGAAGGACTAATGGCGGGATAATCTACGGAAAGATTAAGGTTCCAAAGACGATCGCCATAATCTGGGCCAAGCTCAAGCGAAAAAACAAGCCCAAGGATTCGCCGATCCCGCAGGCCTTGAGATTTTCCGTAAAAACCTGGTCGGTTACGAGTGCAAAGGCCTGGCTCAAAAAAAATAATGTCAAGATTCAGAGCTTCGAGCCGGCCAAGAAAAAAGAGAAACAATCGATGTCAAACGATACAGCACCCACCAAGGCATGTATATTTAACGATAATGCGGAAGTGACTTTTGCAAAGAGTGACTCCGGACAGGAAAAGAACAGCTTCAGGATAGTCGGTTACTCAGGTGGGATCATCAAGGACCACTGGTTCTGGGGTAATCTGGGATTGGATTTGAAAGGCATGAAATTTGCCAAAAGCCGCACGCCAGTCCTCGAGGAGCATTTCAACCAAAGCCGGATCGGTTTTACGACTAAACAGGAGATATCAGATAAGGTTATTGTCGAAGGTCCTTTCCTTGATAATGATAATGCCCAGAAATTGAAGGCCGATATGCAAAAGGGTTTTCCGATGGAGGCTTCCCTTTTGGTCCCACCATCCATAGTGGAGCATATCAAAGAAGGAGAAACTACCAAGGTGAACGGACAAACTTTGAAAGGTCCGGGGACTGTTTTTCGCAAATCGAACGTTCTGGAAGTGAGCATGTGTGTGTTCGGTGCCGACAGCAAAACGAAGTCCTCAGCGTATGCTGATGTGGATAATCAAAAAGTAAAATTCAATTTAATTCAGGAGAATACTATTATGGCTGATACAGAAGAAACACAAACAGTAATCGAAATCGAAAGTGTCGAAAGTTTTGCCGAGCTGTATCCGGAATTCCACAAAGAGATACTGGCTGTGGGATTGGCCAAAGGCCAAAAACAAGAGCGTGACTTATTCGCAGAGCTCAAGGAGGCCTGTGGTGATGATCATGAGCTGCTGGTTCAATGTTTCAGTGAAGGCAAAACGGCCGCCGAGGCCATGAAGCTTCGCGCTGATAAACTCGGGAAGAAGAATGCTCAGCTTGCCGAAAAGGTCACGGAGCTCCAGAAGGCAAAGCCAGCAGTGGAAGCGGCCCGGGTTGAATTCACCGATGAGGCTAAACCGCCCGGTGAACAGACAGAAACCGGCTCTGCTGATGAGGCGGCCTTGAAGGCGGAATTTGCAGCGTCCGCAGACCTGCAGAATGAGTATGGTAGAGATGTCGAAGCGTACATAGCGTTCAAAAAAGCTGATGCAGACGGCAGGGTCCGGATAGCACACTAGACATAATGTAGAAGTTCATAGTTCATAGTTGTTTGTTCATCGATGAACAATGAACACATAACTCAAAACTAAATAATGAGGTGAGCAAATGGCGAAAAAAAAAGATATCAAGAAACCCGGAACGCCTGCAACCGGCAAGCAGGGACTCGAACCTGATGACAATCAGAGTCCCACAACGGCAAAAA